ATATGGGTTTACTCTTGTCGTGATTTTGTAGCGCCTACCACTAATTTCTGTAATGGTAAGCGTTTGACCTGTGTCTTGATATGTGGTGTGTGGTGCTGAAGTATTGAATGCGGTTGTCAGATTTTGGACACCCATACAACCAAACGGAAATGAGTTTTGTTGTGCCGCCGTTAAAACGCTTCCAGCGGTAAAAGTGGTATTTGGTGTTGCCATAATGCTCCTATCCTAAAACATTAAATTGGTCAAGTGTGCCATACGTGGCGTTGTCCAAGATCAGCTCATAAACGATGACGGTTGGGGAAGTTGAGTAAAGCACACGGTGGCCTGTGGCGAAGTCCAGGTGGTGCTCAATGCCTTCCACGCTTAGGTCTTGTGCCAACTGGGTTGTGCCAGCACCGCTTTGGAACGTCTTTTCTATTGCGATCGTGTCACCAATTTCGACGGTGGCCAGCGTGTCCTTTTGGGCGTCGGTCAACATCAGGAACTTGGTTTCCACAGATGTGAACCGTGGCTCTGGTATTGGGTTGAGCAGGTAACTGGCAGCGGTATCTATGGCGGTTTGCTCGTGGAGCAAGCTGTTAAGAATGCTGCTTGTCTGAATAAAGTATTCCGCTATAGAACCTGCGTTAGTCGCGGTTGCTGTTTTGCCGTCCAAGCCCGTGACCACAGACCTGTTGATTACCTCGTTGGCCTCAAACGAAATGCCAAGACCGTCGTACTTAATTTGAGTTCCATCGTCATGGAAGTCGGCTACAGACGGGCTAAGGGTTGTTCCGATGCGTTCCTGAAATGTGAGCGTGCCATCTCTTGACATAAAGACACGCCCAAATTCTGCTGTCTCATTGATTTGGGTTATGTATTGCAGCACGTTTGTTCCTGCCGGCACGGTGTAGTTGCTGTCGTGACCAAGGTTGACTGTGCCTGTTGCGATGTTGCGTTGTAGCGCAGGAAAATCAACTTCTGGTAAATCGAGCACGGTTTCTATGCGTTCGCCTGATGTTTCGGCGGTGACGTTTAGTTCGTTCATGTAGGTTTGTGCCAGTAGGTAGAACTGGTCAGCGCAATACACGGTCACGCTGTCTAAACCGCCCAACGCAAAGTTGTAGTCAAAATTGACGACGAAACCAGAAAAGATGTATTCAGGTGTGTCTGTTTGGTCGTAGCGGATGAGCTGCACTTTACGCATAGGTGCAAGACCTGGCTTAGATTGCGGTGTGTCGTAATACGGGCTTTGGTCATCAAATGGGTTAAAAATTCCGTCTACGTCTTGAATGGTAAATGTCATTGTGCCTGCGCTGAACTGATCGCCAACATCTCGGCGACCGCGCCTAACATTTACTTGCGTGCAGTCAGCCATGACGTCGGCGTATTCGGTGTTGCCGTCAAGCACAAAAAACGTGTTGTCAAGGACACCAGATGTCACGTTGTCAAGCGTGAACGAGTTGACAATGAACCCTGTTTCTATTTGCAGGTCATAGTTACCTGAATCAACAACCGCAACGCCTGGCATTAGGCAATGTTCAGAGCCAGCGGCCCTGCACTCCGTGAGTAGGCGCGCAAAGCGTTAACAACAGATTCACCTATTTCGGCGCTAGTCGAGAGTCCGCCAGTCACGTTGATGGTCACTCCCCCGCCATTGCTCATGCGGTCTAACGGGATTACGGCTTCTGGGCCTGCTTCACCAATGAGCGCCAAAGTTGGGCCTGTCACAATTCCACCTTCGGCAAAGCGTGGAATGCCCATACGTCCTGCAGCTGGACGAGGGGCTTCTGTGCCACCCAATTTAGGTACCGAGATTGTTGGTGCTTTTGGAATGTCTGGTAGCAACGGGATGGCGTTATAGGCGCTGATAATTGCGTTTACCGCGCCGAGTGCGGCATTGACCATTCCAGCAAAGAAGCCAATTACGGTGTTGACGATTGCGTTGATGCCGTCACGGAACCACTCAAACTTGTTGTAGGCAGCGACTAGAGCGACGACTAGCAAAGCGACTCCTGCAGCAATCAGGCTGAATGGGTTGAGTGCCATAGCAATGTTGGTGACCACGATGGCGGCGGCGACCGCGCCGATTGCGCCAGCGATTGCTAAGAATGCTTTGGGGTTGTCTTGCGCCCATGCAGCGAACTTGTTGAGCACAGGTAGCACGGCTTCAAGGACTGGTAGCAATGCTGCACCGATTGACTCTTTGGTTTCGCCAATTGAGTTCTTAAAAATCTTCATTTTGCCTGCAGCGGTTTCAGCACTCTTAGCAGTAGCACCGCCAAATGTCCCACCGAGCACGTCCATGACTTCGTTTAGGCTTGCCCCTTCTTTAATCATGGTTGACATCTCTGGGCTTAAAGATCGCAGCGCCTTAAAGTTGCCCTGGTATGCCTTAGCCAATGCGTCGGCAACGCTTGCAGAATCCATGCCGGTGGCCGTGCTGATGTCCATGACAAGGTTCATGTCGTTCATGGCAATGCCAACATCTTTGGTACCGCGCACAAGCGCTTCTAAAGCCTTCCGATAGTCCGTGTCAGCAACGCCAGACGCTCGACTCATCGCGCTAATCTGCTTCTCTACTTGCGCGGTCTGTGCGGCGCCAGCGCCAGTCACATTTTGCAAAGTAAGCGCTAACGCCGACTGCTCAGCCTGATCTTCCATTGCGGCTTTGGTTGCGTCACCGAGTGCAATAGCCAAACCAGTTAGCGCGGCAGCTGCAGGAACAGCTGCTTTCTTAATTGCAAATTGTGCTTTTTCGCTTGTCGTTTCTAACTGTTTAAACTGGGCAATAGCCTTTTTAATGCCTTTGCCATCAAACTCGGAAACGATAGGTAATACGACAGCCATTATTGCAATTCCCTAGACGTTGCGTCCATCACGCGCTTGACCAATTGTGTCATGCGTTCGTTGACGTCTTCCTTGTTGCGTTGCCATGACTTCCACATTACTCGCGATGGTTGACCGAACTTGATGTCTAGTTGTTTGCCCATTCTGCCTGTAGATAGGAAATCAAATAGCGCAGCATCTGGGTTTTCCCAGCGAACGACAAAGGTAGCCAAGTTGACGTTTTGCCCTGCGTATTCTTTAACCTTTTTTGTGTTTATTTTTGCTACGATTTTTTGATCAAATTGTCCCCAAGGCAATAATTCGGCACCAGACCTAACTGTCCATTTTCGCTTCCAACCGCTTAAAGGTTCTTTTAACGGAATTGCCTGGTAAGCGTCATCAACAACGCCTTGCGTTAGACGTTTGTAGTCTTTGGTGATTTCGCGTCGCAAACTTTTGTCAATGCGGTTCAGCGTTTTTAACGCGTCCTTGATGCCGGCAACCTCAATGTTTGCTTCGACTGCCATGACTACCTTCTTTTCTTGTTTGCCTCGTTAAGCACTTTAATGACCGTTGCCAAGTCCCGTGAGTCAAACACAATGTCGCTGGGCCACCAACCGACCGCGACCAATACTTCTGCTAATTGGCGGCGGTAGGTGCCGCGTCCGTAGGGTTTGGATCTGTCTCGTCCAGTACCGGCATAATGTCGATGTCAGGGTTTTTGCTTAGCCATTCGCGCCAGTTCTCACCAACTTGTTCGCCTTTAATCTTGAGAATTGTGTGCATCCAACAGGCGTAATCCGAGTACAACGGGTTTGCGGAGAGCTGTTGAATGTTGCGACGTTCAAGCCGTTCCCATTCCGTAACCACAAATAAGTTTGTGTAGTAAAACTCGGGCGCGCTGTCAGGGGTGCGCTTTAACTGCAACTTGATCTTCATGTGTCTCCTATGTCGGCTTGGAGCCGTTAATTATGCGGTTGTATCTACGCTGTACACGCCACCCTGAAACTCGATATCCCATTGCGACAACTCGCCCAAGGACGCGTTGATTACAGGGATTGATGCAAGGTATGTGTCGGTCAAAATAAAGCCAGGGTTTGTTGCGCCGTCTGCAGCGCTCGTTGGGTTTACTTTGACGGTGCACTTAGTGCCCAACAATGGCGACAATGTCGCATAAGTTTGGCTTGATGCGTAGGATGCGAAGACCGTCAGGGTCAAACTATTTGAAAACAACCCCGCCGTCATGGTGCGGGATGTTTGGCCAAAGGACGTATCTTCGAGCGCTTCCGCGGTGACCGTCAGAGTCGCGCTAACAACATCGTCGGTAATGTCAACAATTGAACCAATTGCGGCGCCGACTTTAACGGTTGGATTTGAGAGGTAAGTTGATGCTGGCATGTTTGCTCCTTAAGTTCTGATCTGATAGTAGATGATTTGTATTCGGTAGTTGTGGATTATGCGGTCTGAGCTTCTATTGCGCAATCAAGGTCGTAGCACGGGTACAACGCGCCACCGATTTCAAGGCTTGACGGACGGCCAGCCATAACAATAATTGGCGAGGCAAGCACGGTTGCCACAATGCTTAAAATTGATCGGAGCACCGGCAGACCTGCAGGCCCAGAGCCAATGACCTTGATCGGAAACTCGAGGCGCACAATGTTGCCGTTGCCAGCAAACGTGGTGAAGTTTGGCGCGTCAAGGTACACGCAATTAGGTGCAAGTTTGGTTGGGTCGTTTACAACGCGCAGACCAGAGACCGCGGTCAGCGTTGCGGTGACGTCATCAATCGCTTCGTTAAACAGGTCGGTGTACGACATCAGGCGACCGCTGGACGAGGAATGCCAAGCAGCTGCTTGACGATCGGGGTCAGGCTTTGCTGTGGTGCCGAGCCCATGCCGTCAAACGTGGCGTAGGTTGCCTCTATTGAGCCCCTAGAGCGCCACAGAGCGGCGCAATACATCAAAGTGCCCAATGTTGCGTCACCGCCAGGAGAGGTCGTTAGGGAGTCGATATAGCCCGATTCCTGACGCCTGCGATAGCAGAACTGGTTGCCAGCCGACACCGATTGCGTAAGCAACGTGTAATCGTCTGACGGGTTTGTAATAGTAATGCCAAGGTATGACATGACTTGTGCGGCAGTCACCCAGGTGCACACAGGGTCATACGAAACGGTGCCAGACGCGGCGGTGCGATCAACATCGTTAGCGGTCTTGGCGTAAAGCACTTGATCAGCGATCGGCACCTCAAAGTCATACAGCAAGTCGCCTTCTGTATCAATGCCAATGTACAAATACTGTGGCAATGCGCGCACCGTGTAGGTGCCGTTAAATGTTGCGTCAACGCCTGCGACCGTGATTGACTGGCCGACTGCAATCTCGCTGGGGGTCAGAAGTTGCAGTACGGCGTAGTTGTCAATTAGGTACTTGTTAGTGACCGAATAGGTGGCCATTACTAGGGCCTACCTTTCGAATTAAGGGCTGACGACGATGGACTTGACGAGATCGCTGTCTGCAATGAACGTTGCAACGTATCCGTAGTAGGAGAACACGCGTCCGAGTGTGGATGGTGCTTCTACTGACATCAAGCCACGTACCTGCTCGTAGAACTCAATTGCTGATGCTTTTGCAACGACCATTGTGTTGGTTGCAAAGTTGCGATCGGCAACAAGGTTCAGACCGAATGGGTTGAACGTGTTGAGCTGTGTGATGTTTGCGGTTCCTGCAGCGTTTACGCCCATGAGACCGGCAGCGCCAGCGTATGGGAATACGGAACGCTTATC